GCGCAAGACATCAACCCGACCGTCATCAAGGCCTGCCTCGTGAACGGCTATTGCTTCGCCCCCTGGCTCGTCAGGCCGTTTCCAGACGATATTCTAAATGTTGCTCAGCAACCTAATGCTGGGTAGATAACCATATAAAATGGCAACCGATGAACCTATGACGTCTGACGCTTTAAAAAGGCTGTATTATTTTTACGAGGCCATGGCGCTGTATGACCTGTACTACGAGAATGTTGTGGATGTTCTGGCGAGTAAAAAATGTATAGTCCAAGATGCCCGTCCAATAACATGGGTCCCGCTAGTTTTTCATTGCACGAGCCTGAAAGCGCTACGCGAGATTGTGGCTGCTCAAAAAATCGAAGCTAAAAATGGATATGTTTCACTAACTGAATGTCCGATCGACCAGTTAGATCGGTTCCGTGTTTTAAGAAAAGACTTTGAAGTTGCCATAGGTTTTCCCCGGGTAAGGTTGGAGGGACTTGGGTTATTTCAGCCATTGTACCTCAAGCATGCTAGCCCGGAAACTAGAGCTAAATTTAAAAAATTACCGATGGGCTACGTCGAAGCCGATCAGGATTTAGGGGCGTTTAGCGAAGTTCGCGTTCCTCAGGGTATCGATTTAGAAGAGGCCGTTTGGATTCTCTGTAGTCAGAGGAATGAGGAAAGGGAGATCGATAACTCAGACGTAATAAAGATTTCTCGTGATCTGGGTATTCCAAGGAGCTACTGGCACCGTTCCCATCTTGAAGGAATAATAAAAGAAAACATATACAGAAAAGTCCTACTGAACGAAAATGGAAGTATCAAAAGCCTGAATTGCATGGGGGAGTTTTACTTCAAAAAGAATATCGATACAAAAGTTGTGCATGATGTCCGCTTCCCGGGTGGGAAATCTTTTAAACTTAAGTTTGATGCCTATGATTTTAAAGACGGTTGGGAGGGGCCATTTACAAATATACAAATGGCTCAATTCTTCTACAGGGAGTTGACCACCCATTACCCGGATGAATCTAGTGGAATGCGGAAGCGCATTGATTTCGCTCCGTGACGATTTGACACCTGTGCCGCAGGCATGAGCAAAGCGGCAACGCCCAAGGCAAAAGGACTGGCGGACGGGATCGAAGTATGGTGCAGCTTCGACAAGCTGGTTTCGGTTGAGGATTTGAAACCCAATCCGCGTAATCCCAATACGCACCCGGCGCGTCAGGTTGAGCTTCTGGCGAAAAACGTCCGCTACTTCGGTTGGCGTCATCCCATCACGGTTTCGAAGCGCTCTGGGTTCATCGTAGCCGGGCATGGCCGGTTGGAAGCGGCCCGCGATCTGGGCGTCCAGTTGGTGCCGGTGGATTATCAGGACTTTGCCTCGGACAATGACGAGATGGCCGTGCTGGTGGCAGACAACCGCCTGGCGGAACTGGCCAGTCTCGATCTGAATTCGCTCGAAGGCATCATCGACGAGTTGCGGGTGGCCGACTTCGACACCCTCCTGACCGGTTTCGATGAAACCGACTTGGACAGCCTTTTGCAGGGGGAGGGGAGCGCCCCCGGCGACGTTGATGACGACACCGATGAATTGGACAAAGGCGACGTGACGATTGTGCTCGGCCTGTACCGCTTCAAGCTGACGCAGGAAGACTACCTCGCGTGGATCGACAGCGTGAAACAGGACGTGGGTTTCGACAAGGATGCCGTAGTCAAGGAACTGCGTCGGAGGTTGGGAGCATGATCACGCTGGAATCCATCGATGCGGTTCAGCCCAGTACCTACAATCCGCGCAGTGCCGACGCCGAGCGTCTGGACTTGATCGAGTTGTCGTTGCGCAAGCTTGGCTTTCTTGCGCCCATCTTTGCCGACAGCAACGGGGAAATCCTCTCCGGGCACCAGCGCCATCTGGTGGCCTCGCGCATGGGGGCAACGCAGATCCCGGTTTTCCGCACCAAGCCGATGCCCATTGCCCAGCGCAAGGCGCTCAACATCGTCTTTAACCGGGCCACGAACGATTTCGACTGGCATACCACGCCTGAGAAAGCTACCCGCGAACTGGCCGCGCTCGATGTGCACAAGCTCGCGGAGTCCATCCCGAACAAGGCGGTGGACTCCCCGGAGTTCATCCGCTGTCTGCGCCCGAGCCAAGTCAGTGTAAAGGAACTGTGCCGGGCCAACGCGAACCGCTGGCTCCAGTACGCCCGCAACCTCGCCCGCACCATGCATCGCCAGGGCATTCTGATGCCGCTGGTTTGCCGCCGAGACGGCACCGTGGTCAACGGCATTGGACGGTTAGAAATGATGGCGGAAAAGAAATTCGAGACTGCCCCGGTGGTCTATGTCTCCGACGAGGAAGCCGACTTCGCCCGCGCCATGATGAACCTGCTNTCGATGGATTTCGACGTGCATACCCGTTANGCCGATTTGCTNCGCTANAATTCCTTCCGGCGTGCCCGCCGCGTGCGGGAGGAGTTGGGCAACGGGTTCATCTTNGCCGTCCANGGTTCGAAGCCCTGCCACAGCTTNGACATTTTTAACCCNAAGCAGCGCGCCGCCTGGGTGNGNGANCATGGNACGAGCATNCTNGACNTNGGGGCCGGNCANNTNACNGAAACGAANATGCTGCGNCGGGCNGGGCTNTCNGTNACNCCCTTNGAGCCTTACCACATCACCCGGACGGAAATNGACAAGGCNNGCAGCCTCNNACTGGTGAGGGAATTCTTGCAGGCCGTAGGGGAGGGGACCGAGTGGACTTCGATCTTNCTGGCCAGCGTGCTCAATTCCGTGCCATTCCAGTCCGATCGCGAGCACATCGCCGTCCTGTTGACCGCGCTGTGCAAACCCTTCACCAAGGTCTACGCCTGCGCGTCCAGTGTCGGTGAAACCGGATGGCGGCAGGTCAACGGCAAAGCCTTCCTCAATAAGTCGAACTCGGGCAACATCGCCTTTCGACTCGACTACGAACCGGGTGTACGCATCGGGGATTTTCAGGAAAAACCGAAGGTCCAAAAGTACCACACGCAAAAAGAATTCTATCAGCTATGGACTCCCTTCTTCCGCTCCGTTAGCATCCGGGAGTTGAGCAACAATATCACCGCCAAATGCGAACACGCCCGCCCGGTCGATACTGACCGGCTTCGGGAGGCGATTGCGTTCGAGTTCGATCTTCCCTATCCCGATGGCTCTCGCATGGGACTTGTAGACTTGGCCCGGGAAGCTTTTTCCAAACGACTGGGGGTGGCGTTATGATCTACCTCTTGGATCTCAACTATACGCTGGTGGCGAATTCTCCGCAACGGGGTACGCCGCCCACGCGTCCCTTCCTCCGCCAGATTGAACAGGAGGAATACCGACAATGGCTGGTGGACCTGCTCGGGCCCCATCAGGTCATCCTCATCACGGCCCGCCCGAATCGCTACCGTGAGGTTACGCTGGCCCGGATCAAGGAAAAGTGCGGGTGGGAGCCGATGGACGCCTACTTCGCGGAAATCTCCGCCTACCCGAACCTGATCAAAGAGCACCTCTTGAAGACCCATGTCTTCCCCCAATACGGCGCGGAGGGCGCTGGTTACTTCGGGCTGGAAAGCAACCCCCGCACCCGCGCCATGTATGCCCGCTACGGAATCAGGGCGATCCGTGTGAGCGATATGGAGATTGCTATATCGCTAGAATAGCGGTTGATGCTCGAATTGCATCATTTACGTAATTCTTCCTGCCCAATCCCTTATTGGTTTGAGCGGGATGATAAACCCAGACTAGGCGTGTTCCATTTGCAAGCTGAAGAGCGGAGGCGCTGCCGAATGATTCGGCATTATTGACATGAGAACCCAAATCTTGAGCCAGACCATGAATGTGTGGCTCACAGGCAAAGATTATTTGTGGGGTGTATGCTGCAATTTGTGCCAGAAGAAGTTCTCTGTGTTTATGATAGGCGTCCGCTATTTCATTCCAGAATGATCGCTTTAAGCCTGGTAGCTTACTGACATTAATAAAGGCAATCTTTCGTAACGTATGGCGAATCTCCTCCGAATCGCGAAGCCAGGGCATCTGTTCCCAGTCTGCTATCCCTTTGAAAATTCCATAATTAATATAGCAGATCGGCTGAAATGTTCTGCTGCGCGAAATTTCATCGTTCTTCTCCAGTAGGCAAGATTTCGTTAATGACCAGCCGCCACCCTCTTTCTTGTCTCCGTCGTCGTAGGGCTCTTTTAAAAACCAAAGTATACGTTTGGGGGCATTGATGTATTCTGTGGGTTCAACAATCCCGTCAGTTATTGCCTCAGAAAGACCTGTTGGGTCTACATATTCATTGTAGACTCGTCTTTCAATCTCCCGGTCTTTAGCGGCCAGATATTCTGGAGTAGGTCCCATCAGTTATTATTTGATGAATAGTGCTGGTTCGTAAAGCGATTTTGACAATCTCGCATCGGCATGAGTGCCGATATCGAAGCCGACACCGGGATCACGACCGAAGCGAGCAACTGGGTCTTCGACGAGCACGTCGCCCCGCATTTTGACGAGCACGTCCGCAAGAGCGTTCCCGAATACGACCGGGTGCAGGAACTCGCCGCCACCTTCTCGGACTGGTTCACGCACCCGGATTGCACCGTGCTGGACTTTGGAGCGGCCACTGGCGAGACCCTGCGTCTTATCCGTGAACGCCACCGCAAAGCTCTTACGCTGATCGGCTACGATAACTCGCAGGCCATGATCGCTCAGGCGGCCAGCAAGGGCATTGAGGTCACGTTCACCGACCTTGAACGCCTTTCGGATATTCCGCCTTTCGCCTACGGCGTCGCGCTGTACACCCTGCAATTCCTGCGTCCGCAGGCCCGTCAGCAACTCATCTACCGGATGGCTGAGACCATCGAACATGGCGGCGGCCTGTTCGTGGTGGAAAAGGTGCTCGGCAGCCATCCCACCACGCAGGACATCATTCAGCAGCTTTATTGGGACATGAAGATCAGCAATGGACTGACCCCCGCCCAGGTCATCAACAAGGCCCACGCCCTGCGCGGCTGCATGTTCCCGAAGACGATTGCCGAAAACGAAGCCGAGTTCCGCGCCGCCGGTTTCTCGCANATCGAACTTGTCTTCAAGGATCTNCAGTTCTGCGGCTGGCTCCTNATCCGCTGATCTCCGATGAGNATCAACAGCGAGGCGGCNGAAAAGGTTCTNCANAAGGATTTGGAGAACGTCATNAAGAAGGTCGCNGGTGGCAAGACGCTGACNTCGGCAGAACGNGCNCGGGTGGAGGCNCTGGCNGCTGGCTCCCAGGACTCGACCACCTACGCCAAGAACCTTGTCCAGCTTGCGGAGATCCTCGGGGTCACGCGCCGGACCTTGAGTTCCTGGCGGAAGATGGAGGGTGCGCCAGAGCCCCTGCCCAACGGCGAGCACGAGGTGGCCCGCTGGCGCGAGTTCATCCGCGTCCGGGGACTGAAAGGCTCGAATGACGTAGGCCACCCGACCGAGGCTCTGAAAGCCCGCCGTCTGCTGGTGGACATCGAGGAGCGCGAACTGCGGCTGTCGATCAAGCGTGGCGATTACCTGCACCGCGAAGATGTGCGCCGGGCGGTACTCGAAGGACTGGCCCGTCTGTTCGCCATCCTGCATAAGCGTTTGGAGGACGAGTTGCCGCCGCTGTCCTGCGGCACCACCCGCGTGACCTCGACCCCTTCGCGCAGGTCGGGCTGCGTGCGGTCGGCGAAAGCGTCCAGATAGGCGGTGATCTGGTCCTTCAGCATGAAGCCGTCAGGATCGGTGCCGCCATAGTCGCGGTCATAGTGGAAATCGGGCAGGCGGTATTGCCAGTTCGGCGTGACGAGGCAGAAGCTGTCCCAGCGGTTGTGGCGCCACGAATGGAATTTCTCGTGGCGCTCGAACA